ACACAGCCTGACGCAGTGCTGGCACCGGTAGATGCGAAGATCAAGCAGCCTCAGGTGGCTGACGTATCGCTTAACGGCGCACAAATCACTGGCCTCATTGCCATTCTGGCTCAAGTATCGTCTGGCCTTTTGACAAAGGATGGAGCAGCGGCGGCTATTGTTGCTGCGTTCCCAAGCATTCAGCCAGAAACGATCCAAAGCATTTTGGATGGGGTGGTGCAGCCTCAGCAGGCCGCTCCCACTCCACAAGTTCCGCAGCCAGCACCGCCTGTCCGATCGCTGCCAGAATCACGGGCGATGACGATTAGCATGGACTTTGACAGGACGTTCTCGGCTGACCCGCAGATGTGGGGTGAGTTTGCCAAGAAGGCGGTTGCGGACGGCAACACCGTTGTGATGATTTCCCGCAGGCCAGAGTCTGATCGAGAGGAGGTGATCGCATCTCTCGGCGACTACGCCGAGTCGTTCTCGCAAGTGCTGCTCGTCGGCGGCGACACGCTCAAGGCTGACGCCGCCGACGCGGCAGGGATTAAGGTGGACGTGTGGGTGGACGATTCGCCTCAGACGATTACCGACACTCCTGTGAAGCGGAGCGAACATGGCGAGGTATGACCACATTGACTTCTCGCCTCCCGCTGGCGTTCGTAAAGAAGCCGCGAAGGGATTGGCGTGGAGAGACGAGTTCAACCGTGGCGGCACGGCGGTCGGCGTTGCTCGCGCTCGTGATCTCTCCAACGGCACGAATATCTCTCCCGACACCGCCAAGCGAATGGCGAGCTACTTTGCCCGCCACGCGGTGGACAAGAAGGGTCAGGGATGGAGTCCCGGCGAAGATGGATTTCCAAGTGCAGGCCGGATCGCGTGGGCATTGTGGGGCGGCGACCCTGGGGAAGCGTGGGCAAGCAAACTGACCAAGCAGATTGACGCAGCAGACAACGCAAACAGGAGCACGATGATGAACATTGAACGACGTTCGCTGGCGATTGACGAGATTGAATCTGACGTACCGCTCCTTGCGGTGGAGACTCGCAGCGAGGAAGGCAGCGGCGCGTCTCAGGAATGGATTGTTGGGTACGCGGCAAAGTTTGGTGTGCTATCGCTTGATCTTGGTGACTTCGTGGAGCGGCTGGACCCCGGTGCGTTTGGACTTGTTTCTGAGCGGCGAGGCAGAAAGACTCCGCTCCAGACGCGAGCACTGTGGAATCACGATCCGATCTTCCCGCTGGCCCGCTATCCCGAGACGCTCAAGCTCACCGTGGACGAGGTGGGACTTCGCTACGAGTTCCCTGTCCCTGACACGTCTTACGGCAAAGACATCGCCGCCAACATTCGGGCTGGCATTGTGCGGGGATCGTCCTTCGCCTTCCAAGTCGGCACGGGCGGTGACGAGTGGAGCATTGAGGAAGGCCGCAGCGTGCGGACAATCAAGCGCGTTGACTCGCTGATTGACGTTTCTCCGACTACGTTCCCGGCCTACCCCGACTCGGACGTGGCGGTGGCACAGCGGTCTTACGACTCGTTTCGGCAGTCGCTGTCCACGATTCGCGAATCGTGGACAAATGCAGCGGCGAAGGCAAAAGAACTCCGCGAGTATCTGAAAAAGCATGGCCGCTAAGACGGGCGATCGCTGTCCGAAATGCCGAGACGGCAAGTTGCTGATTGCATCGAGCCAGCAGCAGGGCGAGTACCAAGTTCGGTACTTGCGATGCCGATGCTGCGGCATGACGGACAAGCACATCCTTGCTGCCAACGAGATTCGCCGCACGAAGGTTGCTTGAGTCTTTTACTCTTGCGCTCTCCTTTGCTGGATGGGTGTGGGTGGCGAAACCTAGTTTGACCGTAGGCGATGCGTCCGCGTCGCCACGAATCGCACTAGGAGAGAATCGCCGTGGACAAGATCAAGGCACTGCTTGACGAACTGGCAAATCTGACCGCTCAGATTCAGGCGGCTATGGAGCAGGAAGAGACTCCAGCCGGTGAGGCCGCTGCTGGCGAGGCCGCTGCTGGTGCCACGGCTGGAACCTCGTCTGACGTTCAGAAGAACTCGCTTCGTGCCTTGATGGCCCGTGCCGACGAGGTCAAGGCCAAGATCGACTTCCTTGAGACTGTCGCTGCCAAGGAAAAGGAACTTCGTGCGGTGCTGGAGCGGTCCGCTCCAGCCAAGGCCATTGAGTCACCCAAGGAGCAAGCCGTGGAAAAGCGCGAATACGCAGTGCCGAAGGATCATGGCACTCTCCGTGCGTTCAGGAATTCGGAGTCCGCGTACCGTGCCGGTATGCACCTCAAGGGTTATGTGTTCGGTGACGCCGAAGCTCGCCGGTGGTGCAAGGATCACGGCGTTGAAAGCCGCACGCAAGCTGGCGGCATCAACAGTCTTGGCGGCGTGTTGACCAGTCCGGAACTGTCGAGCGAAATCATCAGGCTTGTTGAGCAGTACGGCGTGTTTCCGCAGTACGCCAAGCGCGTTTCGATGAACTCCGACACGCTCGTTTTCCCGCGCCGCACGGGCGGTCTGACCGCTCGGCCTGTTGGCGAGAACGTCGAAGTCAGTGCCTCGGATGTGACGTTCGACAACGTGGAACTCAACGCGAAGATTTGGGGCGTGGCAAACCGCACTCCGAACTCGCTGCTTGAGGACTCGGTCATCAACCTTGCTGACGCTCTGGCGGTTGAAATCGCTCAGTCGTTCGCGGAGGCTTTTGACAACTCGGGCTTTACCGGTGATGGCACGCTGGCCTACCACGGCACGACCGGCATCTGCACGAAGATTCTTCTGTCGAACTATTCGGCGTCGGTTGTGACTGCGACGAGCAACACGACCTTCGGCGATTTGTCGATGAAGAACTTCACCGACACGCTGGCTCGGCTCCCGCTTTACGCTCGGAATCGCAACGCTCGCTGGTACATCTCACCGGCTGGCTGGGGTGCAGCGATGCTGCGGCTTGCCATGCTTCCAGGCGGTGCGTCAGGAGCCGGTGGCAACAACACCGACAACGTGGCGGCTGGGTTTGGCGAGATGTTCCTCGGCTACCCTGTCACGCTGGTGCAGCCAATGCAGTCGGCCCTCACCGGCACGACCGGCACGGTGGCCGCTCTGTTCGGCGACCTGTCGCAAGCCGCCCTGTTCGGCGAGCGTCGGGCCATCTCGATCAAGACTGCCAGCGAGCGGTACATCGAGTATGACCAGACCCTGACCTTTGCTACGACTCGCAACGCGATGATCGTGAACGACATCGGCTCGACGAGCAAGGCTGGTCCGATTGTGGCTCTCAAGTTTGGCTGATCCTGACACACTCCTAGGAGATTTCTGATCCAATGATTCACGTTGCAGCTACTAAGAGCGTCAGCAAGGCCGAGACGGCTGTGCTTTCGTCCGCGACGCACTCGCTGGAAATCGACACGCTCGGTTTTGAGTATGCGTCTATTGACGTGCTGTTCAGCCCGTTCACGTCGGCCAGCGGTCCAACGACTGCGGCCAACGTGCTGCGAGTTGCACAGAGCGACGCCAGCGGGTCGGGCCAAGCCAATCTCAGCGGGTTTGTTGGCGGCACTGATTTCACGGTCAGCAGCGGTTCGACCGCGACTGCCTCGGTGGGATATGCTCAGCGATTTGACATCGACCTCCGTGGCAAGAAGCGTTACCTGACCGTGTACGCGACTCCTGCCTCGACGTGCGGTGTGGTCACTTCCTGCCGTCTTGGCAAGGGCGAGGCTGGCCCGGTGTCGGCTTCCGATAAGAATGTCAACACGATGGTCGCTGGCTGATCCGCTTGACACGACGAGCACAGTAGACGGCGGGGAAGGCGTGAGCCTCCCCGCCGTTCTCACTTTCTGGAATGCAAACCTATGCTTGTTCAAGTCGGCGGCTCGTCGGTTGACGTTCGGTGCGAAGCGATCCTCTCTGGCCCGAGGTTCGGGCCGCTGATCAACATATTCGGATTCATCGAAGCGATGATGCCGCTGCACATCCGCCCGACGCTTGGGCAAGGTGCGTTCTGGAGCCAAGTGCTCACGCGGATGCTGGAGAAGTTTGAGCCAACCACTGAATACATCATCACGCTGGACATGGATTCCTTCGTGAGCCGCGAGAACATTGAGCACTTGTTTGCCCTTGCCATGACGTTCCAGTGCGATGCTCTCGCGCCGATCCAGACCAAGCGTGAGGACGGTCGACCGATGCTCACGCTGCTGAACACGCTCGACAACCCACCGGAAGGCGGCGTGACGCAAGTGCCTCGCGAGTGGTTCGGATCTCCGGTGCAACAAGTGGACACCGCGCACTTCGGCTGCACGATCATCTCGACCGCTGCCCTGCGGCGAATGGCGAAGCCGTGGTTTCACGAGCAGCCCGGTCCAGACGGGCGGTGGGACGAAGGACGTACCGACTCTGACATCTCGTTCTGGAGGCAGTTCAAGGCGTGCGGCAACCGCCTCTACATCACGCCGCGCGTGTCAATCGGCCACGGAGAGTACGTCATCACATGGCCGAGCCAAGAACTCGGAAAGCCTGTTTTTCAGTATTGCAACGAGTGGCAGGAAACACGCAAGCCACCAGCCTCTGCATGGAAGGTGGATTGAAACATGAAAATACGGATGCTCCGACCCTACGGTGCGTACAAGCCGGGCGAAGTCCTAGACCTTCCGCAGCGTCAGGCCGAAGGCCTTGTTGCGTGGGAATACGCAGTGGCGGCGAGAGATGAGCAGCAGACCTTGATTGAGACAGCGAGCGTCGAGCCGAAGTCCGAACGTGCCGACGTGACGCCAAGGAGACGCCGACAGTGAGACGCTACCGCAGCCTCAAGCGACTGACCGCCCCAGCTGCGGAGCCGATCACCCTGGCCGAAGCCAAGTCGCACATCCGCGTCGATAACACTGTCGATGATGCGCTGATCTCTGGGTATATCACGACTGCCCGCGAGTGGTGTGAGGATTATCTTGATCGGGCATTAGTGTTGCAGCAGTTCGTGATGAAGTTGGATGCTTTCCCGACTGAGATTGAAGTTCCTCGCCCTCCGATGGCTTCTGCCGGGACGGCGACTGCGGTGACGATTACTTACACAACCGGGTATACGCTTGCGACGGCAACGCTTGCAACGACCTCGTATCGCGTCGATAGGGAAGACACACCCGGCAAGGTTAGGAACCTTTACAACCAATCGTGGCCGTCGCATCTGATTGACCAAAACTCCGTTGTGGTCACATGGTGGGCAGGATATGGGGACGCTTCTGGAGTGCCGCAGCGTGCCAAGACGGCCATGCTGATGTGCGTGCATGAACTTTACGAGAAGCGTGGCGGCGGCGAGATGCCAGACGCCGCCAAGCGTCTGCTCGACACCATTTCCTGGGGGTCATACACATGACTCTCGATGGACGGGTGAATGTTGACGTGCTGTTCCACGACAAGAACGGCACGTCCTCGATCAAGGTTGTGACGCTCAACAACTCGCAGGAGTTCCCCAACGGAAAGGTGGCTGTGGTCACTGGAACCGCTGGCGAATCTTCAGTTGACTTTGGGTATCTCGGGCAAACAACCTATCGAAACGCGGCTGGGGAAGCGGTTCTGATGGAAGCCGTTGATCGTGTCATCTTCACATGGAGCGGAGCATATCCTCGCGCGCTGGATGACTACTATGACACACAGTTCTATATGCAGTCTGTCAATGGCGTCCCTGCTATGAGCTACTACCCAGCGTTCATTCCAATGCTGGCACTGGGGGCAGGAGTCGGAACTGGGACGTATAAGATCATCCTTTGCGAGAAGTTCTACTCATGAGCCTTGAAGGACGCATCAGCGTTGACGCGATGTTTCACGACAAGAGCGGAGACGATTCGCTCAACGTCGTGAGCATTGTTGCATCGCGTGAGTATCTGACAGGCAAGGTGGCTATTGTTACCGGCACTGTTGGAGCAACAAACCAAATCATTCAGACTCAACCTTCAACGTACAGGGACGCTGCTGGTTCGCTCGTTTCATTCAACAACGCAAACATCATTGTTTTTACATGTTCTTCTGACGCGGTACTGACTGAAGTTTCTGGACAGGGATACTCTCGTGCTTTTGCAAATACTCCGGTCGTGCTTCATTCAGAGGCTGGCGGTATTGACGGCTTCTACATCAAAACTGTCAGCGGAACGGCCACTTACACGGCGGTGATGTATGGCGATTGAAGCTGGCCTGCTCCGAGAACGAATCACGGTGCAGCGGTCGGCAGAAAGCCGCAACCGCCTTGGCGAGTCAATCCTCGAGTGGGCCACGTTTTTAGACACATGGGCTAGCGTGCAAGGCGTGTCAGCTCGCGAGTACTTTTTGGCAGGCCATCAGCGAAGTGAAATATCGCACAAGATCAGAACGCGATACATCACTGGCCTGACTTCTAAGATGCGTATTCTGTGGCGAGGCCGAACGCTGGAAATCATTTCGATTCTTGAGCAAGACAACCGCCGCGTTCACGAACTTATCTGCCTAGAGACGCTGTGATGGCTGTTGCTGGAATCAAACTCAAGCTCGACACGACCGAGTTCGCCGACCTTGTGCGACAAGTTGGCACGTTCTTCCCGGCGAAGCAGGCGTCTGGCGTGCTGGCTCCGATCATTCGTCGGGCCATTGCGCCAACGACGCGGGCCTTGCGTGCCATTACGCCGATTGGTCCCACGGGGAACCTCAAGAGAGCGGTGTCCTCAAAAGTGGTTCAATACAAGCAGGATGGAGTAGCCGTTGGCATTGTTGGCTATACGCGTGCAGGCCGAAGCCCATCGAGCAGTGCGGCTGGCGGAAACGTGCAGGCAGGGAAAGACCGTGCGTTCCACCAATGGTGGATTGAGTTCGGGACGAAGGCACGCCAGATCAACAATGCAAAAGCGCGTCGATACATACGCCGAAGCCCAACGGCTCCGTATGTAAGAACTCGACTAGGTCAGCAGGAGACGGTCCAAGGGAGAGGCATTGTTCACGAGGTTGTTGAGCGAAAGCCAACCTACATTGCGTCATCGTTCAACAGGCTTGGTCCGTTCAAGATGATGTACGGGAGGGGGTCGCACGGACGGGTTCAAACCAGCCCGGCGTATCCGAATGCGTTTTTCAAGAAGTCAAGCACGCCGTTTTCACTTCCTCCGGTGCTTCCAGGCGGCAAGGCTGGAATCCCTCCGGTCAACGAGGCGTGGCTCCAGACGCAGGCCGAGGTGGCAGCGATCCTCCAGAATGAGCTGTCGATGACGCTGGCCGAGGCGTGGGCCACGCTGAGATACCGTGCCACTGGGACGGTTAGCGGCACAGACACGCTCTAGGAGACACGATGCCACTCAAAAGTCCAG